GTCTGATTCTATGATAGGAATCAAAGTGTCGATCAATGGATCCTGCGTCACTGCCGTTATGGATAGAAGCGTTTTGATCTCTTCCCGTGTGGCAATCATCATTCACCCCTCCAATTTTACTACTCTTCATGATAATTCGCTGTGATAAATACGGCATCGCCCGTAGTGCTGGTTACCCTGAAGTCTGCACCCAGTCCCAAATGGATATGTTGGCTATTGGTGTCTCTGGTCTGATATTTTGTGGCATACATCCTGCCTATCACCCCGCCAACACCAACGCTAGATGAAGACGATTCCAAGTCCACGATACCAGTATTGGCGACTGAATCAATGGTGTATCCGTTAATGATTATCTATACCAGTGTTGATGTGGGCGATAAGATGACTTGATTAGCAACACTTGAGGTTAATGCTGTCGCCACAAACGACCAGTTGTCACCTTCCTCAACTTTAATGTATCCGTCATCTGACTTGACCAAATCAATACTTGCTTTGAGTTGGTTTACATTGCGATTAAGATTAGTCGATTCTGGCATTTCAATCCCCTACCTTAGACGTATGGCATCTTAGCTACACCGATGTAGCCGGCAATGCCTGTGCCGGATGATGTGATGGTTACCGTGATCGCGCCTGTGCTGCCAATGAACCGCGCTGATTCCAGCGGGCCGATCAATGCCCTGTAATCCACTGTGCCGGTTGATGTCAGCGTGACGGCCAATGATCCCAGATCGCGCTGCCATGCGATGACTGTCGAGCCTGCGGAGATTGTGAATATTGCGTCGTCGCCTGATGTGGTCGAGTTCAGCTCGACGTATAAGAAGAACTTATCGTCGATAGGCTGATCGAAGGTCAGGGTCGCGCCCGCGCTCGTGTAAGCAGTAGGCGAAAAGGTAACATATGAATTTCTAACCATCTTAGCCGGAGTAATAGCTGTCATGTTAAATCACTTCCTTGTTAATTATTTTCGGTTAGCCTAATCAGGTTGTTTCGGCTGCATAGGTCAGTGACAACGCTACCAGGCCCTTAGGCTGAACAACTTTGTAGCCGTACAGGTGCAAGCCTTTGATGGCATCACTGAAATCAGACTGAGGCCTGAAGGCTTCGAGCTTTGCGAACTGTTCCGCAAATGTTATTGCCTCGTTGACTCCTGCCAGTGCATAGGTTGTGTAATCAGGCGCTGTGCCTGTCTGTGTCAGGTTGTTCGATTCGAAAATGTTGAAGCCGCCCATGCGTCCAACGAAACCGTTTGCCCACTCATAATTCGCATTGACCGAACCTTCCGTGTTCAGCAGTTTCGCCATAACGAGCTTGGAAATTGCCCACGGTGGAAGAACGAGCCAGCGTCCATTTTTCGGTACGCCTGCTTCACTCAGATACTGATTGGCCAGCATGACCGTATCCAGTGCCAGCGCGCTGTCAAAGCTTGCATCCGTGATGGTGTTCGCCGCTGATCCATACAGTCCAGCAATGGCTACATCAATCTCTTGACTGATCGCATAAGCTGCTTTCGTCATGGCCTTGGTCATAACACTTACGTTCATCTGTGCCGCGTCAACATCATCAACGCCAAAATCGAAATACCTAGCCTGATCGATCAGCAACACAGTCTGCGCTGACTGAAGTTCTTGGATGGTCAGGGTTGTGCTGTTTTTGGTGTAAGCTGAAACATTGACGTTACCGATTGAATTGATCTTGACGGTATTACCTTGCTCTTTGATATCGCCTTCATAGTCACGGTTGCAAAGCTTGGCCATGACATGGCTAGTCTCGAATGTGTCCAGAATAACTTTCGACCATATGGTCGGAATAAAATGATCTAATGACATTTGTCATTCACCTACCTTAGTTTATTTTTACCATGATGCTTGAGATTTGAGTACCTTGTCGTAATTCTCGCTTACTTCAGTCTGCGTCATTTTCTTGACTTGCGCTTCCGAATACAAGCCCAGATCTTCCGGACTTTGCCCAGGTTCGGGTGTCCGGCCGTACTGCTTGAAGATCTTGTCTGTTTCGGTCTTCATTGCAGCCTTCCACTTTTCGTCATATGCCAGCAATGCGGCCTTTGTGCTTTCTTCATCGTTGCCGATAAAATACTTGACCAGATCAGGCGGTAATCCTCTTGCGCTTGCATCCGCTGTTGCACTGTTCAGAAGTTCTGCCTTGCGCCTCAAACCGGTTTCCTTGGTGAGATTGTCTTCAAGCTGCTTCAGCCGCTTGTCGCCCTCTGTTTCGGTTGGGTACTTTTCCTTGACGATCACATCAACCTTTTCTCCGACAAGCGTGTCCAGGTTGTTTGTCTTCCATGTCTCAAGGCTTTTTGTGAAGTGCGAATCCAGTTTGGGTTGAATCAGTTTCATGCCGTCTTCTGTCTCGATATAGGCTTTCACTCCATCCGGTGTCAATTTGTCGAACCCTGCGATGTAGCTTTTAACCTCTGGTTTTTCGGCATTTGTCTTGATATAATCCTGTACGTCTTTTAGTTCCATGATTGTTTTTCCTTACCCTGGCAGTATTTAGCCTGCCAGTGCTGATTGTAAATATAAAAAGAGCGCAACTGTAAAACAGCTACGCTCCAAAGTGGCGCCTATGATAAGTTTATTCTAGTTTAATTATAGCACTAATAAATCACCTGTCAATCCTGACATTCTCCGCGGCCGGCAATATCGAACAGATCTGGCTTCTGTGGCAATGCCCGCAATTAATATCAATATCGATTTTCATGATCATTGCACCGGTCGACGCGATCTCGAACGGCAGAACGAGGTCCGCATTATACAGAAATCGCCCGCAATACTTACACCGCTGCTGTCCGTGTACAACCATTTATATGTTCCCCCACACTTTCAAGGTCTGCTCAACATCGGCCAGAGCGCCCTGATACTGAAGCTTTGATGCGGTCATGCCCTGTATATCGTCCTGGTTTTTCTTGATCGCCTGATCGATCCTCTTGACCTGGCCCTGTTGAAACTTCCTGCGATCCTGCAGCTTCAGAATAAACGCGTCGGCTTTCTGTGACCTGCCATACACGACAAGTGTTTTCAGTAGGTCGGACTGGTCCGGGATGTATATCTTGATCCCCAGACCCTTAGCGATACCGATAAAGAACTCACAGGATGGCCGCTGCTTTTCGTATTCCGACCCGACCGCCATATCCACGCCGTACAGGCTGATCTCATCAAACCCCTCATAGATGGCCATGGCGATCATGTACGATACGGAATTGGTCAGGTAGTCCCTGCCGCACGGGTCCATGTCGCATATATAGTTGAATATATCCTCATATGGGAATCTGACAGACATCGGCACCTCTGGATATTTCTCTTCCATGTAGACCGGGATCGGGCATTTCTTCAGCCAGTCCATCCTGGTCATATCCGGTTGGTGTGATACTTTGGCAATCTTGCAAGCCTCATAATTGACCTCAAACCATCGTGTAGCTCGTGGCATATTGTTCCAGTGATCGTTCAGACCCCAGATCTCCCAGCTAGGATCAGAATAAGGCGCGTCTTTGTGTGTCATGGCAGTACCGACAATAGCGACCTTTTTGACTTTGGTCTTGTACAGCTTGGTTATGTTTTCGCGGATGGTTTTCCAGGCCTTGTCTTTGACTGCTTCAAGCGCATCGTCATCTTTGAACCCGTCGGATTCTACGCCGATATTTGGGCGCGGTGGTAAGGGCTTGTTGTAGATGTATTCTAAGCAGTTCATGATTTCAGGCGCCTGATCTGCATGATCGGGCAAGTCGGTTTCGATATACCCGGATGCCTGAATTGTTTCGGCTGGTTCGGTAATAGCATCAGTAACAGGCGATTGCGATACAGCTTTTACTGTTTCGGCCGGTTGTTCACCATCCGTCACAGGCTTAATCGCCTGCATCAACACTCCGCGTTCTTCCGGGTTTACTTCTTCAATCATTTGTTTTCTCCTCACAAATAGCGCTTCGAAAAGTAATAGCACTTGCCGGACAGATTGATCTGCAGCCATGACATGATGACTTGCTTGCCGTCTTCCATGTATTTCGTGATATAGTGTTTCATTTCGGAACCTCCTCCCTTGCGCTAATCCAATCAACAGTAGCCGGGAATCTCAAGGTCACTTCAGCTATCTGGTGCATTGGTTTTGAGATGGAAATGTCTTGAATGATAATTTCCACGCCATTTATAACAACTGATTTTGTTTGATCATCGGTTTCCATTTCAACGCTGATATGATTCATTTCAAACATTTCTGCTTGTCCTCCTTGTCCTTTTCTTTCTTTAGGAACTCTTTCTTTAGAGCTTCATCTTTAGCCCTCATCCTCAGGAAATAATCAGCAAGCGCCAGATCGTCTTCCGTGTCGATATCATGCGCGCTGATCCGGTCGATGATATACCCGTAGGTCGTGTATGAGTTGTCAGCTATGTCCGCTCTCTTATATGAGGCTGCGACTGATGCATAGTCTGCCAGTATTTCAGCGTATTCGGTTTCCGGCGTGATATCAATCAGCTTGGCATAATCGGCCAGGTTCGGATTATAGATACCAAATCCGCCATTAGTCTTGACGAACGGCAGCAGTCCGAAATATGGCGGCGGCCCCATCTGACCAAATGTGTTCATGAGCCGGTTGTCCCCGGGATCATGGATATAGATATTCGTCAGTGCTGTCGGCTTGATACTGGTCACCGTTGAAAGGTTTGTCGCGTACCTGGAATCGATAAACTTATGAAACGCCTCGTCCAGCTGCCACGCCTGGATCATTGGGGATGTCGCCCACATGCTGAACATATAGTCATACTTGAACCCGGTGTCAAATATTTTCTTCAGCGCATGTGTCTGTGTAGGTGCCCCACCTGCCGTAGACGTGGCGAGCTGTGCCGGCCTGTCTATCACATAGGCGCCATACTCCAATGCTATTTCCTTGATCTCTGCGCCGTCAGTGCTAACGAAAACATCGTCGATAACCTCTGATTCCATAGCTGCTGATAGTGGCCATTCGACTAGTTTCTTGCCACCGCATAGCCTGGTGTTTTTATTGTGT